CACAAGAAGGTGAGAGAGATGACCAAGAGATATCTCGTAGGGTTCCTAAATCTGTGCATCGAGAAGCAATCAAAATATTAAATCAATTAACTACTAGGATAGATAAAAAATGGGTACCAAGAGATGCAGAAGGTAATGTTTATAAAAATTATACATTAGATGAGATTGATTTTTCTGCAGGTAATTGGATGATACTAGCTAGAACAAATAAACTTCTTATAAATATATCAGAGCATTTTTATTCTTTAGGTATTAGATTTAAATCTAAAACAAATACTAGACTACCTAACTCTGTTGTTGAAGCATACCAAGTTTGGGTGAGGTTAAATCAAGGAGCATTTGTATCTGGAGAAGAGGCACAAACAGTCTATCAATATTTACTGGTTAAGAAGGGGCATGTAGCGAGAGGCTTTTCTGATGGTAAAAGTTTACAGAATGAAAAAAGTGTTGATCTAATTAAATTAAAACAAAACCATGGTTTATTAATAGAAGGTGATTGGCAACAATTAAATATACCAGAGCAGTATAAAGAATACATGCAAACCTTGCTAGAACGTGGTGATGATTTAATGAAGAAACCAAATATAGAACTACTTACATTACATGGATCTAAAGGTAAGGAATGCGAAAACGTTTGTTTGTTTCCAGACTATGGCACAGAAGGACAAGACGAATTTATATATCGTGGTGCATATGAAGATCCTGATCCAGAACATAGGTTATTTTTTGTAGGCACAACTAGAGCAAAAGAAAATTTATATCTGATGCAGCCTACGTCAGATTATTATTACACAATAGGAGAACCCATAGTATGAACCCAGCAGCAGCGGATTTATTTTTTTTATTAATGTTAACTTTTTATTTTGCAAATAGAATATTTATAGGAGGAGTAATATGAAAACATATGACAAACAAATAGGTGGAAACCATTACCAAAAATATAAAATACAGCCAAGCAAGTTTGTAATAGAGAACGAATTGCTTTACCCGGAAGGGTGTGCTATAAAGTACATCATAAGACATAGAGACAAAGGAAAGAAACAAGACTTAGAAAAAGCAATACACTTTATAGAAATGATAATCGAAAGGGATTACAAATAATGTTTGAAGCACCTACTGAATGGATAAGTCCAGAGTCATTCCCTAATTTAAAAGACCACAAATATATAGCAATTGACTTAGAAACAAGGGATCCAAATTTAAAATCACGAGGTTCTGGAGCATTAGTTGGTGATGGAGAAATTGTAGGGATAGCTGTAGCTGTAGAAGGTTGGTCTGGATATTATTCTTTTGGACATGCAGAAGGTAATTTTTTTGACAAAGCAGCTGTAATGGGTTGGATAAAAGAAGTGTGTGCTTTACCAAATGTAAAATTATTTCACAACGCAATGTATGACGTGTGTTGGTTAAGAGCATACGGTGTACAAATCAATGGCCACATTGTTGATACAATGGTCATGGCATCATTAATAGATGAGAATAGATTTCATTACTCATTAAATAGTTTATCAATAGATTATCTTGGACAAGTTAAGGATGAGACATCACTACGTGCTGCAGCAGACAAAGCAGGTATAGATGCAAAAGCTGAAATGTGGAAACTACCTGCCATGTATGTTGGAGCCTACGCTGAAAAAGATGCAGAGTTAACACTATCTTTATTTAAAAAATTATCCGTTGAGATTAAAAAACAAGATCTTACAAAAGTATTTGATCTTGAGACACAGTTATTTCCATGTTTGATTGATATGAAATTTAAGGGTGTTCGTGTGGACGTTCAAAAAGCTCATACAATAAAGAAACAGCTAGCATCACAAGAAGAAAGCTTACTCCTAGAAGTAAAAAAAGAAACAGGAATAGAGCCCCAGATATGGGCAGCACGATCGATTGCCAAAGTTTTTGACAAACTTGGTTTATCTTATGTGAGAACTGAGAAAACAAAAGCACCTTCCTTTACTAAAAATTTTTTACAAGAACATAAAAATCCTGTGGTACAGAAGATAGCAAAAGCTAGAGAGATTAACAAGGCACATACTACATTTATTGATACAATTATTAAACACCAACACAAAGGTAGAATACATGCAGATATAAACCCTATTAGAGGGGATAGTGGTGGCACTGTAACGGGTAGATTTTCTTATTCTAACCCTAATCTCCAACAGATTCCAGCGAGGAACAAGCAGATAGGACCTATGATTAGATCGTTGTTTATTCCAGAAGAAAACCACACATGGGGGTGCTTTGATTACTCACAACAAGAACCAAGACTTGTAGTACATTATGCAGCTACAAAATTTAAAGGTGATGAAGAAGTTACAGATATTGTAGATAAGTTTCAAAACAATTCTGTAGATTTTCACCAAACCGTAGCAGACATGGCAAATATATCTAGAACACAAGCTAAGACAATTAACCTTGGATTGTTTTACGGTATGGGTAAAGCTAAACTACAAGCAGAGTTAGGTCTATCTACAAAAGATGAGGCTACAAAATTATTTAATAAATATCACGAGAACGTACCCTTTGTAAAAGATTTATCTGATGCAATATCTAGAGATGGAGCAGCCTTTGGTTATATAAAAACTTTTGGTGGTAGGAGATGTAGGTTTAACAAATGGGAAATAGCAGAATGGAATGCAGGCAAACTTGTACCACCTATGAGTAAACCAGACGCAGAAGCTGCTTATTTTAAAAAATATCCAGAAGCTACAAAAGCTAATATTAGAAGAGCTTACACATACAAAGCATTAAATAAACTAATACAAGGATCAGCAGCAGATATGACTAAACAAGCTATGTTAGACTTATATAAAGAGGGTATTGTGCCTCACATACAGATACACGATGAATTAGACATTTCTGTAAAATCTCCAGAGCAAGCTAAAAAAATTATTGATATTATGGAAAATGCAGTTAAACTAAAAATCCCTAATAAAGTTGATTATGAACATGGAAATAGTTGGGGAGAAATAAATGGATAATTATTATGGCGTATTTAAATGCAAACATACCACCAACCTACGCACAAATAAGGAGAGAGTATTTATATGACAATAAAAAACATCATGGAGAAGTTGAAGACTGTATCATCTTTGGTATTACCTGTATGTCTGGACGTGCTATCTTATGGCATGCGATTATGGAAAATGGCGCAATCTTTTACCGTCTCCCAATCACGGCTTTTATTCAACGTGGTTATGAACCACAAACTGTTCCCATTAAAAGACTTGATGAACTTGAACTTTGGAATAGCTTTAGTTATTACCCTGCTGTTACTTTATATGATATCTTAAGTGGTCAACACGGAAAATACATAGGCAAAGACAAAAAATGGCATCATGGTAACTACCTATTTACCATTGACTTTGCACATCCAGAGAGTAATATACTCAATACGGAACATTCCGAAATACCGCACGAACATAAGTGCGCTCACATAATTGCGTTAAAAGACGGCAACTATGCGGCACAGCCAAACAATAGAATAATCTGGGACCTACCTTCGTTTACAGTTAAGGACAATATTCCTGACTGGAAAGTACAAACTAATGAATGGAGTGTAGAGGACTCTGGTAAATGGATAACAGAAGATACTGATAAGTTCTTCTATGAAATTGAGGAGAAAAAAAATGATTGATAAAATAATTGATAAAATTAAATTGATTTATATAAGCTCTAATAAAACAATTTTTACTTACAGATGTTGTGTGATTGCAGCAATAACAATATTATATTTAAAATAATGTCAGAGTGTAAAAAATGTCACCATGATTGTCATTGTGGTGAAGATGATAATTTACATGCAGATGAATATGGACTTTGCACTTGCGAAAGCTGTGAGTGTAGTGGTGTAAAAAATGCCGATAAAACATGGGAAAATGAGGTTGGATACGAATAATGGAGTGCTGCAGGATGGATTACAGATTTACAACTTTGTTGATATTAATGCTAACTATGTTAGCCTTATTTGGTGGACCAACGCATTCAGCGGAAACACAAAGCAACGTAAGTGGATCTAACACATCAATTGAAGGTGGTTATACTGGGGGAGCAACAACATATCAGTCTGGATCATCATCTAACACAACAAGTACAACTAGCTCTACATCTAATATAAAATCAGCACCACCAACAGCTTCATCTCCATCTTATAATTCTATGACACAAGACGTGTGTGCAG